CAACTATGAAAAAAGAGTAAGCAATAAAACTAATAGAGATACTACAATTGAATTAAATCATATGAGAGCATTTAAAATTACTTATGGAACTAATTCAATAATAATAAAAGATTTAAGGCACGGAACAAGAAGGCTAATAGCTAAAGATTTTAGGGAAAATTCGCATTTTGACACGGCATTAAAATTCTTAAATAATAAATTAAAAATAGAAGGATTTACTTGTATTGATTCGGAATTTGGAAACTTTGATTTAATTTATTCTTTAGATTTTGAAACAATGATAACTAAATCATAAAAATATGATAATAACAATAATATTAATTATTAGCGTGTTAATACTGACACGCTACAAACAAATAAACCAGTAGATTATGCGGTTATATTTCAGATTTTACAGGGTAATTTTTGAATTATATCTACAGATCAGCAGGGTAATTTTCAGATCAACAGAATTATATCCTGTAAAGTGCAGGGTAAATTATAATAAAACAACTACATGGTAGTTATAAATAAAGGAATACATGGTATGAATAAAAAAATAATAGTGCAAAACATACGTTATTTTAGAACTAGGAGAGGGTTGGGTTATGAAGCAAAAACCAATCTTGGAACTATATGGAATGATGGAAATGGTGGCTGTACATATTTTGAGCCTGATTATGATAAGGGTTTAAAGAATAGTGACTTTGACCATTTAACAGAAGATTATTTAGAAAATTTACTTAACGTGTTTGAGGGGGTGTAAAATGAGTGT